TCAAGGTCATCAAGCGCATGGCCTACGGCTTCCGCGACTCAGCCTATTTCTTCCTGAAGATCAAGGCCGCCTTCCCCGGAAAAGCGCGATGAACCTTTTTTTTCCGCTTCAAACTCCTGACGCTTGACGCCGGCCACGTCCATCACGGACTGGATGACCTCGACCATGTTGCCGAGGTCGATGGCGCCCGCGACGTCGGCGCGGAGCAGCTCGGGGTAGTTGCGTTTGAGGGCCGCATGCGTGGCATCGATGATGGTGCCGATGCTCGCGGGATCGATTGCGCCAACCTGTAGGCCGCTGATGCGCTCCTGCAGTGTCTCGAGGTCGCCCAATGCCAAGGGCGGGATGATCCAGTCTTTGCCGGGGAAGGGAATGCCGGGGATAAGTGCCATGATCGATTACTCCGAGGTGACGATGGTGCCGACGTTGCCGGCGGCGTCGGCGAAGACAGAAATATCCAGGCCAGCCTGCGTGAAGTCGTCCTGCTTGGGATCGACCGAAAGCTTGGAGGCGACGCAGTTGGGGAAACGCCAGTTCATTTGTTTGCCCCCGAAAGTCAGCGCCAAGTCCATGCCGAAGGTGGGCACGTAACCCATCGGCAGGCTGGTGATACTGATGCTCTTGGCCGAGGCGTTTGCCGCGGTGTAGGCATAGCTGATGAAGACTTGTTTAGCGACGTCGGCGGCAGCGAAGGTGTATTGACCACCGGCCGTGACGCTGTACTGACCCGTCGCAGGCGCACTGGCCACACGGGCGTAAGACACGCCGCTGGCATCCACCACGCCAAGGTCTCGGTTGAAGGTGCCGGAGCTCGGCGGAACGACGGTGATCTGAAACGGACTCGCCGGAATCGCCGCGCCGGTCGTGTCGTTCTGCACGCCCGTGAGCGTGCCGGCGGTCATGGACTGGCCGAAAAACAGGTCGGAGAAGATGCGTCCGGCGATGCGCGCAAACTTGGCCTTGACGTCGATCTTCATCTTGCCGCCGCCGATGGCAGCCGGCATTTGCAGCTGGCCGTAGAGCGGCTTGATGTCGCGGGAGATGTCGATACCGACGTCCTGCACCTCGCCGAACTTGAGCGGGGTGAGGTTGGCGATGGTGTTGCCGTTGGCGTCCTGGGTCTGGTAAGCCCACAGGTTGCCCGAGCCGAAAGTGAACTGAGACATGAAGATGTCCTTTAAACGGGTTGAACGGCCAGGTCATCGGACCGGGTCAGGAAGGTGATGGCGTAGCGGGCCGAGAGGGTGCCCGCGGTGCGGTCGGCCTCCTGGGCTTCGTACTCGGCGCTGACACGCCGGACGTCGAGGGCATACACGCGGATGGTCGGGTCTTTCATCATCACGCGGTGGGCAACCTCAGCCGTGGCATCGGCAATGGAGTCCCACGGGTCGCCCCGAACGAAGACTTCGAGCACCAGCACCAGCTCATGCCGGTCGGTGCCCTGCCCCATGCGGGACGTTTGCAGGGTTTCGGGCATCACCACGATGGCGGGCACCATGTCCCGCGTGATGCTGATTTCACGCGAGCGAAAGACGTTGTTGCCGGCGGGCGTGGCGCCCGTGAGCGCGACGACCGTTTGCGCGGTGATCTGCTCGCGCAGCGTGGTCACGGTCAGGCCTCTGAATCGGGAGCGCGTGCAGGCGTCTGCACGATCTCAGGAACGTCTAAGACCGGATCGATCTTGTCGCGATGCAGGATGGCCATATCGAGGTCCAACTCGAGAAGGTCGCCCCCCACTTTGATAACGTCGCCGTCGCGAAAGGACGCGCCGGACTTGATGCGGTACATGGCCATGATGGCTCCTAAAAACTGAGGGTGAGGTGGGTGAAAACCCCGTCGTCCTGCAGAAGCACATCGCGCACGACGTAGGACGTGCCATTCACTGTGATCGGCGTACCCGTAACGACTCCCGCCAAGGCGGCATCACTGCTCTTGACGACGCACACGTACATTGTCGAGAGCACATTGACGCCCCCCATGTTCAGGGTCTCGTCCGGGGTGTCGAGCAGGCCGGTGAAGGCTTTGCCACCGGCTACCCACGGGACGCCAAAGTCCCGCAGGAAAACGTCGGGGTTTTCGGCAAACATGACTTAGGCGCCCGCCTGAGCGGCCGGGATGGCCGGCGTGGCAACGGCCGCCGCAACTGCTTTGGCAACAATGTCGGCCAAGGTGGCCGGATCGATGCCGGCCGTCGGCGGCGGGGCCACGGCCACGGCGCGCGCTTCAAGCCACGCCTTGGCGTCCTTATCAAAGGGCTCCAGCTTGTGGGCATGATCGAGCGCTTCGTCCGCCGTGAACTCGACGACCTGCCCGGCGTAGTAGCTATTGGTCTGCACCTCCTGCACAACCTCACCACCGAGGCCAGGGATATCGACAAGGCGGGAGAAATGGATGGCGAAGCCTTCGCGAACTTTGAAACGCATGATTCGAACTCCTGAAAGTAGAGTTGGCGCGGAGCCGGATGCCCCGCGCCAGACTGAAGCGGCGCGGCTTAGAAGCCGGGCGTAAGGGCGTCGGACATGACGGCAAACGACGCGCCGTGACGCACACCGACGTCGACGGTTTGGAACATGCGCAGGATCACGTCGCCATTGGCGAAGCCGGCCGAGTCGTAAGGGTTGACGGCGATCTCGGTGACGCCCCACTCACCGATGAACAGCTCTTGCCAGTTGCCATAGATCGACTCGGAGCAGGTGCCGACGCTGGTGCCCTTGGTCAGGTTGCTGCGCAGTTGTTGGCTCTCGGCATAGGGCGAGCCCTTGACGCGGTCCGGCGAGCCGGCGGTGAGACCGCCTTGCGGGTCCCACAGGTACTGACCGGTGGTTGCTTTTTGCGAGCTGAGGTAGCCAATGGACTTCGAGTTCAGCGCAAAGCCCAGGGCGGATTGCGGGGCGTTGGCGACCTTGATTGCGTACTTGAGGGCGATCAGGTGATCGAAGGTGAGGTTGGCCCCGTTGGCGCCACCGACCACCGAGTTGACGCCGGCCTGATTGGTGATGCCGGTCGGCTGATTGCTCGCGCCGGAGCCGGAGAGCGCAGCCAGATCTATCGCCAGCGCACCGACCGAAAGCAGATCGCGACGGGCCACCATCTCGATGGCCGGCGTGCTTTGCAGGAGCATGAGGCGGGACAGCTTGCTGAGGGCGCCGATGGTCTTCGGCCGGAGACTGACCTTGTCAAACGTGGCCTCGGCCTCGGTGATCGCGCCCGACTCGCCGACCCAATAGGTGCCGGTGGCGGTGATCTGCCGGGGAATATCGACCTGACCGACGAGGCCCGGCAAATAGGTTGCACCGAGCATGCTGGTGACCGTCTGATTGCGCAGCACCTCGATGAAGCTGTCGGCCAGCAGATTGGTTGCAACGAGGTTGCCACCCTGCCCTGCGGTGCCCACTTGATAGATGGCACGCTCAGCCATCTCGCGGGCCGCCCGGCGATTGGTCGCCATAAACGCCCGGCGGTGCTCTTCGGTTGGGGCAAACGGCAGATCGTTCGGGAAGAAGAAGCCCTTACCGGTGTGCTCGCGCCCGCTGCGCTTGGCGATGGCCACCGATACTTCGCGCTCGAAGCCGGCGCCTTCCCAGTTGCCATTGACGGACGCATTGACAGCGCGCATCAGCGAAAAGCCGCGCTTCTCCTTATCCGTCAGACCGATATCGTCGGACAGGCTGCCGAGCGGGGTTTGACGGCCCCGGCCGGCCAGATCGAGGGCGACGATGCCGCGCGCCTCGGCGATGGTCCGGCCGTCGGAGATCATGGCGTTACGGACGTTGTCCGGCACGCCATGGGTGCGGCACATGGCGTCGATTTCGGTGATGCGGGTGCGTTCATCCGCTGCGCCGTCGACGCGGGCGCGCTCGCGGTCATACGTGGGCTGATGCTCGGAGACGGGCGCGGCAGGGGCACCGGCGCCGGCACCAGCACCGGAGGATTGACCTTGACCGGAGCCGTCAGCGGCTTGGTCTTGCAGGGGGAAATGACGACGACGGGGCATGATGTCTCCTTGATCTTGAGGCGTAAAAAAACCCGCTTCGGCGGGTTGGGTATCGGGTGCGGCTGGGGTTGGACCGGGCGGTGAGGCCCGAGCCTGGGGGATGATTTCGACAGGCCGGCCGGCGTCATCGGCGGCACGCCCCAGCCCGACTGAGGCATCGGCCGGGATCGTCACCAGCGAGATTTCGTAGGGCTCCCAGTCGATTGCCGTGAGCGTGTCGGCCTCGCGGTCCTCGACGTACTTAAAGACCTGATACAGGAATGAGGCGTTGATGAGGATGCCGTCTGCCGCTTGCTGCATCGCCCATTCGCCCCGGTCGTCGCGACCGAAGCGCACGGTGCAATGGCCCCGCCCATCGTTGCCGAGCGAGATCGATTCGACGACGCCGAGCAGATCGTCGCGGTCGTGGTTGAACAGCAGATTGAGCGCCTGCTGCCGCTGACCGACGCGCATCGCGCCGGGCTCATGGCTCAGGATTTCAGTGCCGAACCACATTTCGACGGGCTCATCCGACGAAAATGGAAAGGAGCAGGTGCGCGTCTCGAGATCGACCAGCGGGCCGGCGGCACTGCGGAGCGTGAGCGCCCGGCACTGGGGCTTGAGCAGATCGCCCGACGCGAGGCGGGTTGTAGGATTGGGCATGCCCGGAACCTCAATTGACGACCAAAAAATCGAAGGCCGTGGCAGCGGTTGCTGCAGCATTGCCCCACACCGTAAAGCTGCCGGCTGCGCTCAGCGCAGTCTCGATGACGGTTAGCGTGGCATCGGTTGTGCGCAGATTGACGATGATCATGCTGCCCGCCGTCACCAGCGTGCTGGTGACTGAACCGCCCCGCCTTCCGTGGAGGCCATTTGGTTTAAGTCAGGCCGGCGTTACGGCCCGACTGGCGAGTTGCCGGTAGTAGTTTGCCTCAGCTTCGGCCGGGGGAATGTACCCAATGGGTTC